GCATTGCAACCATAGATGGTACCATGACCAACCAATAGGTTCAAATCGAACCCCTCTCTGGTCCTACCATTACCGATTATGAAGGCTACATTATTCAAAGTTGTCATCATCCACATCCTCATCCTCTAGGAGGTTCAGGTAATCCTTGATGTTGAAGGGTTTCCTCTTATACGGATCCACTTTAGGCTTCTTCTTAGAACCCCACTCGTCTTCTTCTTTTTGTAATTTCTTTCTGAGGTCTTTGTATTTTTTCATCGTGTTTACGTCTGTTACATGGGTAGTGTTTGCTCAGGTAGCGGAGCGTTTTTGATTCTCTTGTCTGCTACCTTATAGTATTCTTCTTCCTTCTCAATCCCGATAAACTCAAATCCTTCACTCTTTGCAGCCATCCCAGTGGAACCAGAACCCATGAATGGGTCAAGGACTGTACCACCCTCTGGTGTCACAAGGCGACACAGGTATTTCATCAACTCGACTGGTTTAACGGTGGGGTGTGTGTTCTTTGCGGGTGTCGTATCATCCGTCCATTCACCGGCTTTATTCCAACGGACAGGTTTACCATCTTTCATGTCATCCAGTCCACCATCCCGTTCTTTTCTTGATACCTTCGGACAGTAGAAATATCTTGATGCAGAACTCCCATTTCCATATCCTATCATTTCATCACTTATAACATCACTTCCATCGTGCATTACATTGGCAGGGAATCTGCCTAATTCGCTTGACCTTATATCTACACCAGTATATCCACCAACAAAAACATCCTTTGCCATCTTATCAGTTTTCCAAGTTCCTTTACCACCTAGTCTTGGATCATCATCTTTAGATAATCCTACTCTACATCCATCAATGTTAATGCCACCAGTTCCATATTTCTCTCTGTTATTTTTATTTGTTCCTTCAATAAACTTTCTTGCCATCACAATCGGTTCATGTGCGGGCTTGAGAGCAGTTCCCCATCCATCACCAAGATTATGTGACTTGGGAAATCCACTTCCATACAACCATATAATCTGGTCCCGTATCTCAAACCCTGCGTCCTCTACTGCAACTGCCATTCTGTGGTAGTTACGGGAAGCAGAAAACGCAAGCAGATGACCACCCGGTTTCAAGAGTTTCAATGCAAGTTCCCAAGTTTCTCTGCGAAATGCGATGTCTCCACCGTCCCATTCCTGGCCCATAAATCCTGTGCCGACTAATCTAGAATATCCATCTGACTTATTCCTCACTTTCTCAGATGTATAGGTATCATCTTCGGGCGAAGTATTCTTGAACCTATCCACTATAGACTGGAGGTGATACGGTGGGTCTGTTACGATGGAGTCCACTTGAACCCCTTCGTCAATCATTTTCTGCATCCGGTCAAGGCAATCGTCGTTATACAACTTCATCTTGTCCTAATTCTGTTATGTCAATATCCAGTTGGTCTTTGAACCACTTTGCGACAAGGTTTCGGTGACAAAACTGATCCGGTTTCTCCCAACATAGGAGTGTAATTTCCTCATTATATATACTGGTCAAGTACGCATAGATGACATCAGCATCTAACAAGTTAAGAACCTTCTCATGGTATTCTTTAGTGTATTGGTCTTTATCAATCTTGCCAGATTTGTAGTCTTTTAGGGTGTCATACTTCGGAGCCAGACGCATATACTGAGCACCTACGTACCATCGTGGGGCACTCGCAGCAATTGAGATTGGTTTGGTTACGTTCTTGATATTACTGAAATAGGATGTCCTCATTAATACTCTTCCCGAAGCTTAGGTTTTCTCATGAAGTGGTGCAATTTTTCAATTGCTTTCTTGTGTTGGTTCTTTTGTGACTGCCAGTACCCCATATCATTCTCGTATTTGGTACCTCTAATTCTCTTGATATGATGGTTACAATCTTGGACATGATTCTCATGCCATTTGATTAGTTGTCTTGTAGCAAATTGTTTCTTCAACAAATGCCTTCTCATTTTTGCAAGTCCGAATTCCATTTTAATATGACAAAAATCCGGGGTAGGCTTCGTTCACCAACTTCTCGGATAATTCTTTGACCTTCTTGTCCTTCAGCCTGAGTAGCAACTCAGCATCTTCTGGGTGAATGGTCTCTAAAAGGTCAATAAAGAGTCCTTCCCGTTTAATCTGGTTCAGGTTGGGGTTACCACCCTCAACATACAGGTACAACTTAGAAACATTCGCATGTAACACTTCTTCACAATCAATAGCCTCATCACCCTCCAATTTATCAAATGGCGGGTTACCCTCAGGTAATAGGAAATTGATATGTGGATTTACACAATAAGCACAAAATTCCCTTAAGGTTGGGCTATCATTTTGTCGCAAAACTTCAACTTTCTTCTTAAGCGACTTAGCTTTTTTCACTTCTTTAAAAATCTCAAACATAGGTTTCATCATGATCTTGTCTTCCTTCTAGTTAAAAATCCTGGAGGTCGTTCATCAACATTTTCATCCTATGCTTAATGAAGTAACCAAATATCTTGTTGCGTTTGGCATCATGTTTTTCGTTATAGGTATCTATAATTTCTTTCTGTATTTCCGCTGGTGTAAAGAGCAAATTAATCAGTTGTTCGTTCCTCTTGAACCCACGTAATTTGTTCTCATCGAAGTCCTCAACCTCACAGTCCATCCAACCCGTAAGTCTCTTTTCGGTTATCCTACGTTGACGGGACCCGTTCACAAACGTATCGTCCTTTGACAGAAAATTTGGGATACCGTCTGTACGGTCACCACGTATGATATGCTCTTTCAGATATGTCATGGGGTCTTTGTCCCGTATGAACCTCTTGGTTCTAGGTGACCATTGTGTGATATACTTGTTGGTTTGTAACTGTCGGAAATCCTTGTCAGAACTTACAATCACAGTATCTTCGTCAGCTATCCTACATAAAAGTCCTATGATGTCGTCTGCTTCGGCTTTTGTTATGTGTATCACCTTGTAGGGGAAATACTCAACCAATTCTTGCTTCATCTTGTCTATGATGTCAAAAATCAACTTCCAATCCATATCGGACTCGTCACGATCCTTCTTACGGTGGGCCTTGTAGTATGGAAAAATGTCCTTTCTCCAGCTCCTCTTATCATCACAACAGATGACAAGTTCACCATATTTGTCCTTGAATCTTGTTCTGTAATACCTGAGGGAATTTAAAGCAAGATGCCTTATCATATCCTCATTTATATTAGCGTGCTTTTTGTGACCAAACGCAACCATTATACTGGCTATAACGACTTGGTTGAAATCAATCAATATTGCCATGATGTATTATTCTTCTATCGGGTGTCCTTCTTCTTCTTCTTCTATTTCCTCTTCCATTTTTTCTTCTGCTTCTCTGGCTAATGCTGTCATTTCGTTTACCTTCATTTGTATAGGATGCTCAATAGTCATGGTATTATATAGACAAGATTTTAAGGCTTCTATAGAGAACATAAAGTGGATAAAAAATTCTTCGGTGTGGACATTGAACCCCTGCATAGCCAACCTTTGTATTAGACCTTGAGCATAATTGTCTATATACGCATCAACAAAATTTCTCTTGTTAGCAGTAATTTCTTTCTTGGTTTCATCTGAGAGACCAGCCCGAGCTTTACTCAAATCAAAGACCCCAGGAAACATCACCACGTTGTTTGAATCGGTTGTGTCGTCTGTTATCATTTAATAATCCTTAGTAAGATGGTGCTGCTATTTATTCTTCCTGTGAGATGGACTTCTTTGGTTGTTAGCTCTTTCAACAGTTTTCTGAGTATAATCTTACCGCCATTGAGGCACTTATCAATGGTATCTCTTGGCTTCCGTAACTTTTTGGCGACGGATGTAGATGGTACAAAGTTGAGGATGGTGCAACCCTTGACCGATAGACCACCTCGGTCTACTGCTCGGTACACTCCGAGTGTCCTGTACTTGGTATTATAAACCCACAACTGGTCTGCACCTACAATCTGTGTTGGTGTTATGGACACTAACTTGAGTGTCTTATCCTTTTCCTGATACTTGAGTTTGGATGTGAGCTGTAATGCGGTCTTCTGTTTCTTCTTCCTCGGTTTCTTGACCGTCGTTGCCTTCTGATTGGTAGCCCACCTCTCCGCATCTGAAATGATGTCCAGTATGAACGTTAGATATTTCTTTGCATTGGTCTTTGTTAGACCATATGACCTACCCAACTCAGACCTAGGCTTGTCGAACACCTGTTGTATTTCACCCAAGAGGGGCTTGTAATATGTTGCGATTTTGTTTGATTGCATCGCCTTGACTTTGTTGGTCTGTAACCATTCGTACATGTTGACTTCAGATATGAACCCATTCTCAAGAAATTCATCAATATGGCTTTCAACTTCACCAATGTAGTTGGAGACCTGTTCACGTATTTTCTGTTGGATGTTGGGTTTGTGTTTGGTTTTTTCCTCTTTGAGTACCTGTTTGGTTTTTTCCAGTTCCTTCCCGTATTCCCGGAGGGCTACTAACTCGTTTGACAACCAATCCATGGATTGTTTGGAGAGTTCGCCATTATTGTTAAGTATCCAACAATGCTTGCCTACGCCAATAAACTTCCAGTCTTGAATTACTGAGAGTACTTTGCTATTCTTCTTGTCATATAGCAGGGTTTCTTTCTTGAGTTTTTTGGGATTCAGGGTATAGTTTGCATACAACATTGCCGTGGTCAATTCACGGTCATAACCGGCATGACTCAGCACCAAATGCTCAAAATTTGGCACCGTATACCCAGCTTCATTCCGTTTTTGTCTCTTAACCATTTCCTACTATTATACTATATTATCTTGTATTAGTCAAGTCTTTTTTCCCAATACGAGGCGTAGAATGACTTCAATTCGTCGTCTGTTCCTGATATTGGAATACCAAAGTTACTCATATCCTGCATCACTAATTGTTCCAATTCACTCAACACAGGAATATCACTATAGGTCTGCATAAGCCGACCTGTCGGTTTGTGGTTCCATTGTTGGCGCCTGTACCATTATTGAATTCAAGAAATTAGTCCACTCTTGACTTCTCACTTCCCAAGAATAAAACCTATCAAAATACATTTTTTGGAACCTTAGGTTATTTTGCACCTCTGAGTCCCAATAGTGTTCAATTGCTGCATTAAGAACGTTAGCGTGTAACTTAGCGTGTATTTCATGGTTTTCATGGAAGTCATACGTCCATGCCATGTTTGCACAGGTCTCAGGCAACGCTGCATAATTAGGACACACGGTCACACACTTTGCGCTCATCGCTTCAAGAACAGAAATACAAGAGGTTTCTGGCCAAATTGACGGGTATGCAAAGATATGTGCTTTCTTTAGAGCCTCTCTAACTTCGTCATTTGAAACTGCACCGTGATAGTTGATTTGTGGATGTTCATTACAATAATCAAATAGAGGTGCAAATGCTTCATCTTTTTTATCCCAACCATATATAGAAAAACTAGAATAGACATCAAGAGTAACATCTGTGTGTTTTGTTGAAATCAAATCAAATGCTGACAATAACACGTTCAACCCTCTATGGGGGGTTGTGTGATAAATTATGTTAATGGGTTCTTTGGGTCCAGGTTTTTTATGTTCCTCAATAGGGTAGATTGCATTTTTCAATACAACACCCTTAGATGGGGGAATTCCATGGAACCATTCATACATCTGTTTCTGCCAGTTTGACACGTAAACCAAACGCCTGAATTGGTCCAAACTTTCTGGATTTGCTAGGTGTGCTGATTCTGGGTCATCTGCGGTGTCATGTAACCATAAAACTCTTGGTTTGTCTTCAAGTTTTCTGACCCTAGATTGGATGATTTGATACTTATCAAGCAACTCTACTGATACGTTCTCTTGCAACCATTTCATCATAAGTTCTGTGCCACCCATAGCATTTCCGGTGGGTGACACTTCATTAAACGA